TGTAAAGATACTGGAAGAAGTTTAGCTGACTTAGATAAGCTAGGGGAAGGAATGAGCTTAGACGATGCTTGTTACCTTATCTTAAACGGAATAAAAGACGGCTCACGAGTGAGTGGCCAAGAATGTTCTTTAAATGTTGACGATGTCGCTGATTTGCTTGACGAAGATTTTGAGGCACTAAATAAAGTGCTAGAGATATTTTCTAATCAATTCTCTGCTAAATTTGAAACGGAGGGAAACGACAAAGCCACGAAGAAAGTGGCAAAGAAAAAGAAGTAACTTGGGATAGTTTAGAGGCTATAGGTTATGGCTTCGGATTACTTCCTAAAGACTTTTGGAGTTTAACCTTTCACGAGTTTATCTGTATGCAAAAGGGCGTAAATGATAGAGTAGAAAAAGAACAACAATGGGAGTGGGAACGAGTACGCTGGTTGGCTTGTGTTAATTTACAGCCACATACAAAGAAAGGGCAAAACCTAACACCACAAAAGCTGATGAAGTTTGATTGGGAGAAAAAGAAAGTAAAGACCGACATTAAGAAACAAAAGAAAAGAGCAGAATATATTAAAAAGAAATACGAATTGCTAAATAAAGACAATGGCTGAGAAAACATTAAGTATAAAATTAAGTCTAAACGACAAGCAGTTTCAGAGTAGTCTCAAAAAGTCGATGAGGTCTATGAAAAAGTTTGGAGGTAATATGAAATCCTTTGGACAGACTTTATCAAGGAATGTAACTTTGCCTATTGTAGCTTTAGGGGCTGCTAGTGTTGCAGCATTCGACCAACAAGCAAAAGCATTAGCACAAGTTGAGGCTGGTCTAATCTCTACTGGTAATGCTGCTGGTTTTACATCTCAACAACTTCAAAAGATGGCAGCTGATTTACAAGCTAAAACTTTATTTGGAGACGAAGATATATTACAAAATGCAACAGCTCAACTATTGACTTTTACTAATATAGCTGGTAAGGAATTTGCAAGAACTCAAAAAGTTGTGACCGACTTAGCAACTAAATCATTTAAAGGAGATTTAAAAAGTGCATCTATTCAATTAGGCAAAGCGTTAAATGACCCAATCGCAAATCTATCAGCATTAAGTAGAGCTGGTATTCAATTCAGTGTAGAACAAAAAGCTATTATTAAATCTTTAGTAGAAACAAACAAACTAGCAGAGGCTCAAACTATAATTTTAGACGAATTAGAAACACAATTTGGAGGAGCAGCAGAAGCAGCAGCTAAAGCTGGTTTAGGACCATTCCAACAACTACAAAACTCATTAATGGATGTATCCGAAGAGTTTGGTAAGTTAATAGTAGAAAACATAGAGCCATTTAAAAAGATTATTTTAGATGTTATAAAAGTACTAAGAAGTCTAAATGATGAACAAAAAGAAGCGATTATAAAATATGGTGGACTAGCAGCCGTCATTGGACCAGTAATTGTAGTCATTGGTAGTTTAGTTAGTACATTATCTACGGTAATTCCTTTAATTATAGGCTTTGTAGCTGCAATAACTCCAGTAGGTGCTATCATTGGTGCAGCAGTTTTGGCTGTTGGCTATCTAACTAAAAGAATGATAGACCTGAACGATGAGTGGAAAGAATACCAAGAAACTACAGACGATTTAGATTTAGGACCAGTAGTTGGAGACTTTGAAAAGCTATCTACTTTAAGTGCAACATTAGCAAAAAACACAAAAAAAATATCTTTTGAAAAAGCTGCAATTCCACAAAGAATAGCATCAAAAAAGCCTGGAGCTATTGCAACTGATACTGGAATACCAGAAACTTTAGAGGGTGTTGCAGATATTGAGCCTAGTGGATTGTCTACATTTAGTGAGGCTTTCTTTGATTTTAGTGAAGATTTTAAATCTTCAATTCAAAACACATTTTCAGAAATATCTGGATTGATGGGTGGAGTTTCTAATCTATTTAGTCAATTACATAATAAAAGAATGATTGAGCTAGACAATGAGAGAGCAGCAGAATTAGCTAAAATAGAAAGCACAATAGTCGGAGAGGATGCAAAAGAAAATGCAATAAACAAACTCAATGAAAAGTATGATAAGAAAAAAGCTCAATTAGATAAAAAACAAGCTATAAGAAGCAAGAAAATAGCTATATTAGAAGCTATTGTAAACACAGCATCAGCAGTTGTTGAGTCTTTACCAAAATTACCTTTAGCAATAGCAGTAGGAGCTTTAGGAGCTGCACAAATAGCAACAATTGCATCTACTCCTATTCCAGCCTTTGCCGATGGTGGTATTGTATCTGGACCAACGGTAGGACTTATGGGAGAATATGCAGGAGCTAATACCAATCCAGAGGTAATTGCTCCATTGAATAAGTTAAAAGATATGATAGGAGGTAATACGGTACAAGTACAAGGAATGATAAGTGGAGAAGATATTTACTTATCTAACGATAGATATTCACGAAGAGTAAATTCTTATTAATGGCGTACGGAATAACAAATAAAGCTAAATTCAAAGACGACAACGGCATTTATTATGAGATACACATTCTTAAAAATGCATATGTAGGCTCAAGTAGTGAGTTTAATGTTGGAGGAGATGGCTTTAAATTATCTTGGAAAGGAAGAGGACAAAACATAGACAATCCTATACATTCGTCAGAAATAACTTTTGACTTTATGTTAAGAGATAATGATGACAGAAATAGAATTTTAGATATGTATCAGCAGAAGGAAGGAGATTACATAGCTAGAATATATATGAATAGTCTTGGCGATGAAGTTAATTTTGAACAATTCTCTCCACTTTATAAGTTTTGGACTGGTGTTATAATTTTAAACGAAAGTATATTAGAGGATATAGATTATCCACAGCCATTTAGAATAAGAGCTATTGATGGACTAGAGCTTTTAAAGTCTAAAAAATTTAACGAGATAACTAATATATATAACGAAAAAACTGGGGAAACTGATGCAGCTATAAAAACAGCAGACTCTAACGGAGACTTCGAAGGAGGATTATATACATTCCAACAAATAATATTAGGTATACTAAACCTAAATCCTATCGCAGAGATTTTTTTAGATAATGTAATCGTAGACTCATTATATCAATTTTACGGTAGTTGGTGGAGTGGTCTTACTAACATATCTCAAGCTGATGGTTTATTTGACCCAACTAATATAATAGTATGTAAGTCTAGTGCTTTTTATACTAAGCCGTCAACTCCTGGAGCAACAATAAAATATTTATCATGTTACCAAGCTTTAGAGCAAATCTTGTTTTTTATGAATGCAAGAATACACCAAGAGGAGGGAGCTTTTAAAATCATACAACTTTCTGTATATAGCAAATGGCAAGAAAACGATGTAACTAACTATGCTGCTTATGCTAAAGGTGGAGTAGGAAATTCATATTCTACAAACTACTATAAAACTTTATCAAGTCAAAGTAATAAAAGGTCATTAACAAAATTCAATTTTAAGAGAATACTTAAAAGACTTATTTATAATATTGCTGGAGCTAGTGAATCAACTCCATTAAATGTATCAGAAGTAGGAGGAGGTATAGGAATAATAAATCAAATAAACTTACCAGGGACTTCATTAAGTTCTGCATGGCATACTTTTACACAATACACACTACCAACAGCATCAACTCCTCCAGGAGCTAACTATTATAAAAATACTTATTTACAAGTTGAGAGTGGACAAAACATGACTTTTGTTTTTAACTATTCTGCTCAACATATAGCTGCTGCTCCTCCAACTGCTGCTGATTGGTTTCAATTTAACGAGTTTGCTTATCGTTCTTTTATTATAGTTAAAATTAACGGAGCAACAGATTACTATTTAAAATTTGATACAGACCAAGAAAAATATATCTGGAATACAACAGAAGGACCAGTTTTTACAGCTCCAAACTTAGCAATACAAGGTTTTTTTGGTTATCCAGTATTTAGCACAGATTCAGTTGGTGCAATGTCAACAGATGAAATGGAAGCAGTACCTATTAATGGAGAAATAGAATACTATGTTTATTCTAAATATTACGCAGTCTATGGTTATGATATTGATGGAGATGGTAACTTTGTTCCAAACACCTTTTTAGATTATACAACAGAATTATCTGTTGATGTAGTATCTACTGCTCATCCAGACCAATCTCCTGGAAACTATAATGTTTTAGACTTTCCAGCCGCTAGTTGTCAGCTTTATATTGATGGAGCAGCACCGTCATTTGTAGGCTATCAATATGAGAATCTTGATGGTGGAACGGTTGTAGACAATGGAGAGGAGATAACGCAATCAATTAACTTTATTGAGCAATATTCAACTCAAGGAGATACTGATAACAATACCATATATGTTAAAGACTCTAATACTTATCAAGCTAACAACTTTAACAGAGGACTAACTCC